CGCGTGTGTAACTAGCTCAACGTCAACAGCCCAACGGCCGACGATGCCGTCAGAAATTGTTGGTGGCCCTGCATAGCGCCAGGCATAAGTATCGAGCAAAGCGATTGGCGGGGTGCTGTAGCCATTCCAGACCTCGCTAGACAAAAAGAAAATATTAAAAGTCCCTTCCTGGGCTATGTAGTGGTCCTTAATAAGGTTCAGCTGTGTCTCAGTCAGATTTGTGTAGCCAAGGGTCAGCGTCTGACCCATCCGGCGATTCCCTCGCCTAAAACCTGTATTCACACCAGACAAGCTCACCTGGCTTGATTCCGGCACGTTCCCAGACGCAAAAGTGCGAACAGAAGGAACTAGAGCTGGGAAGGTCATGACTAAATTGGAATCGTCACAAGCTCAACGTTGATGTTGTAGCGCAACGGCGCTGCAATGCTGATATCAAATGAGCTTGCATAGCGCCATTGATAGTCTGAAGAGCTGACCGGCGGCGTTGTGTAGCCAGACCAGATAATGCTCGGTAAATCAAAAGCGATCAAGCTGCCCTGCTGACCATTGAAGTGATCAAGGATCTGCTTTGCCTCTGACTCCGTCAAATACTCATAGCCCAGGCTCAAACGCTGCTGCACACGATCAGAACCCTGCACAAACCGAACGCCAACACCGCTAACGCTGTCATGCAGTAGCTGAGGCGTATCGCCAAGGCCAAAGGTTCTAGTCGTTGGCTCTAAAGAAGGAAAGTCAGCCATCAGATCGTGGTAAAGCTGCCGTTCAAGATTTCATCGCTGATTTTGCTGATATCGGACCCATTCAAAGGGAAGTGATCCGCAGAGATTGAGCTGACCCCATCTGACTCATGGCTAATGTTTGTAACTTGGTAGTAATCAATCTCAGTCCTGTCGTCTCCAACGCTATTCTTGCGCTGCCTCTGGACCTTAATCACGTCATTCACTGTCAGCGATGAAGTGAGCAGCGGCGTCTCAAAACTGATTGCATGTGTTGAATGCTTTCGTTTTGCCAGTTGATATTTGGCGTATAAGTCAGCATGAGCTTCACTTGTGCAGCAGTCAGTCATGTCTATCTGCTCTACAGGGACATCATTGGATACTGTCGAAAATCTCACTGTTCTTGTCTTCTGTAATCCGACACGTTCCTTTTTGACTTCCCTGAAGGCCACGGAAATCTGAATGTCACGCCGCGAATCGGCTGGATCATATTGCTTCTCAAAACTCCCAGGCAATATGTTCGCTTCCGTAAACGTAGCGGTAGGAGTCAAAGCTGTGCCGTCAATCTGATTGCCTGCTGTGATTGGCAAAAGGGGCCTGAACGCATAACGCCCATTCTCAGAAACAAATTGCAAAAGGAAGAACGGCGCCATCGTTGAAATGAAATCAATGATGTTCACCGATTGCTCAATCATGCCATTAAACAATGCACCAATGTTCGTATTGAAGGTGGCAAGCGCCTGCAGATTGCTTGTGTCAATCGGAGACGCAATATCAGCGGTAGAGGTGTCTGAACGCTTAGTAATCGAAAACAAGTGCATGGCAAGATCAACAAACTGATTGCTTGCTCCAGTCGTGCTTGGCGTGCCTGCGCTATATAGCGGAACCTTTACGCCTTGATCAATGTAAACAGAAAGTTGCCGCGTGGTGGTTTTGTATTCGCCTTGATCTTCGTTGCTTTCGTCGTAGATGTTGCCTTGTATCTCTAAGAAAGTAATGTCAGCGTAATCGGTGAAATCAAAACCCGAACCCGGGTTAGTTGGATCAGAAACCGGGCTTGATGCATACTCAGAGACCACGCCCCCAAGTGTTCCAGTCGTTGCAGGGTTCGACGTATTGATCTGATTGTTAATTGTACCGTTTTCGTATTTTACATTCACGGGATTGCTAGTGCCATACACGCCATAAACAGTTGAATTTGGAATAGTTACAAACAAATTACCCAGGACAGACTGGCCTCTATCTATAGATCCAACAGCAAAACCGCCTTGAATAGAGCCTCCCCTCGGCCTTCTGTTAAACCTAAACGTATATGTTGCAGGATCGCTTACACCGAGAGAAGTCCAAAGCGCAGAAGTGACATCTGCGCCAGTTACAGAATCCCAAGCTTGAAAGTTGTCGCCTGTGAATTCAATGACGCTGTTAGTTGTGTCGCCGCTGCCAATGGTCAAGAACGCATTATCTGTGAAAGATGATTCAAAATCTCTTCCATACTGAACAAAACCTGAAGCCTTTTGAATCTCTGCGATAAAATAATTTGCATTGAAATCACAAAAGATTTTGCCGCTTGTTATCGGGCAGCTACTTGGAGAGCTAGCCATTGCTGATGCTGAGGAATAATACTTATTGATTGTTGGTACTGTTCCCGATCTCGCTTGAATTTGATCAGGGCCGACATAGGTGTTTGTCGCCACAGGAGTGCTAACAATCTCACCCTGGCTTAAGGGATACAAAAAGATGGCAACGAAGTTGTATGAACCTTGTTTCGACAAAGCAGGCTCAAGCCATACGCCCCCGACGGTCCCAACCCTTTTGCAAAAAACAATCGGCACAGTATCGCCAGCCGCTGCCGTCTTTTGCTCTTCGCCCTCAATCTTGATAACTCTAGGCTTTTTGCTTTTCTCTACTGCGTCATCACTGCGCTGCGCGATATTGACAAGCCTGGACGGCGCTTGGCGTGTCTTATAGTCTTTCGCTATTTTTTCGTTTAGCGCTCTCCTTCGTGCTTTAAATAACCGGCGGCCTTTCTTCGACCCTTTGATATTTCTGTTGCCGCCCATGCTGCTTGTCATGCGTTCAGCGGGCCGTACTCTTGAACGATAATAGCCAACTCCGTTGCTGACACCGCAAAAGCACCGCCAAGTACCTGTGTCACGGCGCGATCACCCTCAAGCAACTCCTCATTACTGTCCAGATAAGCGTATGCGCCCTCATGGATTGTTAGGCTGCAGCCTTCACGGGTGACGCCATCAGCGCAAACAACTCTAAAATCATCACCAAAAATGTTCTCAGTCATGGGACTTGCGGACGAGTTTTGTTCAGCATATTGGCTGTGATTTTACGCGTAGGCACCTGCGGATTTCTTTTATTGATCGCCGGATTGACAGTCCAAGATACAGAAGTATCTGAGATCTTTGATTCTTCAATGCTGCCAATGTAACGGCTAATGCGCACAGCACTGGACGGATCGAATGCGTCACTGCCTGCTGTCTGGACATACAGACTAGCGATCAACAAATTATCTGCCGCCATTGCTTCGTCTGTGATGTCAATAATTTGAGCAGTTGCAGGCAGCTCAACTGATAAATCATTGATGCTTGAGGCGTCTGTTGAGCCAAAACCATCAACCTCAAAGGCTAGGTAGTAATAAGACGAATTTGATTCTGTGTCTGCTGAGCCCAGCTTCTGTGGCTCTTGATAAAAATTTTGCCATTGATTTGTTGGCGTACGCACTCCACCACTGAACACGCTTGCTCGGTCGGAGTAATACTCCATGAAACAAAGAATGTCGTAATTGGTAGACATCAGATAGCAAGCCCCGCGCGAATCATCCCATCCCGCCTGATCAATTCAAGGGTCTGCTCAACGCCCGACTGTACTGCTGCGGACATATCGTTGGCAGTAACAAAATTCTGGCCATTCATCTGAGTCACTGGCCCTGTCTGAATGTTGACGCTGGCAGATGGAGAAACAAAACCACCCTCTGCAAACCTTGGAATCGCTGCAGGCCCACGCACCCCGTTCATAATGTTTTGAGCAAACCCCTGAGCTTTACGAGCGGGGACGATGTACTCAGGACCAGCTTCACCCACTAATCCAAGTGTTGGCCCTGTGACCATGCCACCTTTTGCAAATTGCGGAATGTTTGGGGTTGGCAGGAGGGGAATTTGAGGCAGATTTAACTTTGCTAGCGCCCTGTTTGCACCTGAAATAATGCGATTGATAGCGCTAACAACAGAACCGACAGCATTCCCAATACCGTTCAAAATTCCGTTCACAATGCCCTTGATCATATTGGCGGCAGCCTCAAAAGGTGCTCTCAAGGCTTGGCCTATTTGGCTCAATGTATCCACAAGCCCCTCATAGACGGCTTTACCACCTTCAACAACAGGCTCAACAAACACTGAGTTAAAAGCTTCTGCAGCTTTTTTAATAGTGTTCCCAATCGCTCCAAAGGCTTGTCCTATTTCATTTCTGAATTTGAAAATTGCAACACCAGCAGCAACAGCTAACGCGACCCATCCCACAGGGCCTGTGAATACAGCAGCAATGGCAAGTCCTAATGATTTGAGCCCGCCGATCACTCCAACTATTGCTGGCAAGAAACCTGCGATTGTTGCGCCAATCTTCAGAGCAGCAAAAGCTTTGAATGCCGCAGAGATGCCAACAACAAGTGGCACAAGTACCACCATTCCCGCTGATAAGGCTGCAACAGCCGCAACAATCGACTGTAAGGGGCCAGGCAGAGCGTTAAACACACCTATTGCACCTTGCAAAGCCCCTACTACTGCCTCAATTACAGGCAAAAGCGCCGCAGTCAAGGTTACGCCTAGCCCGTTGAATGTTTCCCCAAGCATTGTGATCTTGTCGTTAACCAAAGCCGCTTTATCAGCCATCTCCTGAGTCATCACTGTGCTCATACCTCGCACAGCATCGCCGCCCATGTTCAACATTGGGATCAACTCTGAACCGATGCGGGTTCCAAACACAGCAGACGCCAGAGCTGCTTTCTCTGAACCATCTGCCATATTGTTGAATCGATCTGCAATGTCGAGCATCACAGCGTCAGCATCTCGCAAATTGCCGCTTGAATCTTTGACAGCAACGCCTAAACGCTGAAACGCCTCAAACGCCGGACCTTTGCCCTTCTGGGCAGCCATATCCATGTTTTTAGTTAATGCCGGGAACGCACGTTCGAGGCTCTGAATGCTGGTGTCGCTTAAGTTTGCAGCCTGTCGAAACTTGTCTAGAGCTGGCACTGCAACACCAGTACGCTGCGACATTTTCGACAACGAATCAGCAGCGTCAAGACTTCTTTTCGCAAACGCTGCAAGTGCCCCAACGCCTAAAGCAGGCAGAAGGCCCCGCATTGCACCAAGAGCTCCACCGGCAGCAGCCTTAAAGCGACCCATTGCGCCAGCCGCTTTGTTCGTCTGAGTTGTGACTTTCCCTAATCCGTTCTGCAGCCCTGTGATCTGGCTTTGACCAACAACATTCGCCTTGATAGTCAGCGCGGTGGTCATGTCCATAGCCATGGCTATTTCTCGCGCTGATTAAGGGTCTCAACCACTGTAGCTTCGATGGTCTGCAAATCATCGAGCATCTGACGCGGCTCTTTGACCCCATACAGGTCAAACACCCAGCGAACTGCGTTGTAGTCAAGCCCGACAATTCCAGAAGAGCCAACACGCCATTGGGTCTGCAGCCTCAAAAACATACAAACAGCAGGCCATGCAGAAGGGATCACCTCAAAATCCTCAACGCGCTTTTTGTCTGGCATTTCAAGGCCAAACAACTTCGCGTCTTCTGCTGTGTCGTCGATCTCTATGCCGCCAGCCCAATACTTGGCGGCCCCGATTAGTTTCCCCGCTTCTCCTCCACAAGCGAGTTAAAGAAAGCCTCAATCAACGTGCCGGCCATCATTGGCAGCTCTAGCAGCTGCTCCTTTGTGCGGCGCGTGAAAGGCATTGGCTCGCCATCGCTATCCACGATGCCTTCCCAGCCGACCAAAACCTCATCAGCAATGCTCACATCAGAGATGTCGATCTCCTCGCCATCAATGCGTTGTTGCACAAGCTCTTGAATCTCAGTGATGCGAGATTGAGGCAGACGCTTGAACTCTGCCTCAAACTCTTGCTTTTCTCGCCGCCCTCCTGATACAGGTTGCCGATAAGTAATCGGCCAGCTGTAGGAATCAGAGTCCTTAAGGACAAGCGCCATTAGGTCATCACAATTTGGAACTCATTATTGCCTGCCGATGTTGGCGTGGCAATGTACGGCAAAGTTAGCATCTGAATGCCATCTTGATCGCTGTAAGAAGGACCGCCAAGGTCAATCTGTCCAGCAGTGAAGGTAACAATGTTGCCAGCAGTGCTGCCGTGCTGGAAGGTCAGGTTTCCTGTGCTGCTGCCAGTGGCTGCAGTAAAGAAGTCCTTAGTCGCAATCGTTGTTGCCTCAATCACGCACTCACCAGAGGGAGCACGGTTTACAACGTCAATGCTCTTGGTTCCGCCGACCAGTTCGCGGTAGATCACCTCATTGGCCAGCTCAAAGCTCAGCGACTGCACTGCGCCGCTGTAGCTGAACACCTGGAAGCTCGACGAGTTGCCGTTCTTGAACACCAGGGGATCAGCCTGATTGGCATAAGTTGGCGCACTGATCGAAACGTCAGAAGGAGCATTGAAGACGCCTGTCATTTCAAAAGAAATGAACGGGATAGCCCCAACCTCAGCGTTCAACGTGAAAGTGCCACGGCAGCCAGTTGCCTTATGCAGAACACCATCATTGTTGAAGTAGATGGTGACTGATTTAGGCGTTGCGTCACTGTTTGGCGCGTAGGTGACGCTGGTTGAAGAAACAACGGTTTCCGTACAGCGGCAAGCCTGCAACAAAGGCCCATAAGCCGGAGCAGTACCAGCAGAGCCAGAACCTGCCAGCTCAACCTCAAAGTTGATCAAAACTCGTTGCTGTGCCAGCAGCTGATCAGCCTGGCCCAGGAAAGGGCGAATCAGCTCACGATTGACCGTATCAACCTCAAGCGGAGTCACCTCAATGTTCCGCACCAAAATGGCATCACTGCCGACGACAGGCGTTGGGTCGGTCCCAACCGTGGTTTCCAACTTGGCTAGCAGTAGCCGCTTACGAGATAGCAGTGGCATGACTAGCCAGCAGGTTTCCTAAGTCGATCTTAGCAAGGTCAACCAGAGCTGAGATCTGTTAAAAGCGTCCGGTATTTGACAATAAAATTCATGCCAATCACGCCAGCAGGTTGATCAGCATCGATCTGCTCAAAGCTCACTGAGCCCGGCTCAACATCGATTGCGTAACCGCCTGCCGTCAGGTCATTCATCATCTTGCTGTGAACGTCTTCCACGATCGGATCGGCCGCGTTATCTGGCACAGCAGAGCGAACAATGATCGACACACGAACGCCCAGACTCCAGTCCAGACGGTCAAGCCGCAGGCTGTACTCAGGCGTGTCACCCGTTGGTTCAATCACAATCGCAGGCGACTCGCCGCGACTCAACGGGACAACACGGCTGCGATAGATGCGCGTTCCAACCTGAACCGTGCCTGCAAGGCTTGAGGCAATATCAGCCAGGATTGATTCGCGCTTAGTCGTCATGTTTTTTGCAATGCAATCTCAACAAACTTGCCGTCACCAATCGGCCGGTTCTCTCTCACGGTGTAACCGGTGCCATCGACAGTGATTGCGTCACCACTAATAAGCGTTCCGAAATTTGAATGTCGGGTAGTGAGGGAATAGTCCGTTGACAGGACCATCCCCCCAGCCACCACCTCACCGGGCATGTCGAGTATTCCGTTGGCTGTTGTGGAGCCGGCTGTACAGCTAACTCCAAAGTCAGCCATGAAAACGTCGAGATCCTCAGTGATTGCCATGATCAGCCGTACTTCTTAGAGCCGAGAGCAACAACGCTCAGAGCACCTGCACCAGTACCACCAGCAACGGTGATGACGGCGCGGATGTAACGCTTGACCTCATCGCTGTTGATGCGAAGGGTCTCAGTCAGTGCGGTGTT